CTAACGTGCTTGGCAAGCCAATCACAGAGATGGCGCAATTTGGTGATGTGATTAACCACCTATCCGATAATGCCAACTCGAAAGCGAAAGATATTGTAAATGTCATCACACGGGTCGGCTCTGATACAAGAATGCTTGGGCTTACCGAAAAACAATCAGCCGCTCTAGGATCTACCTTCCTTTCGATGGGTAAGGCTCCTGAGCTTGCTGCTCAAGCGGTGAAAGGCATGTCGTCATCATTTTTACAACTTAAAGCCGGCGAACATGCGAAAGAGTTAAAACAGCTAGGGTTTACGACAAAAAGCTTTGCAGCTGCGATGAATAAAGACGCGCAAGGCGCGATTTCGTCTTTCATTGAAAAAGTGAAACAGATGCCGAAAGATAAGCAGTATCCGCTTCTTGCCAAGATATTTGGTAAACAATATGCCGATGATGTGTTGTTGCTCGCGCAAAACACCGGGGAATATAACCGCCAGTTAGGGTTATTGCAAGAAACCGATGAGCAAGGGAATTTAAAATATATCGGCTCTATGCAGCGCGAGTTTGAGAATCGGAGTAATACAGCAGAAAACAAGCTCACCAAGTTAAAAAGCAGCATTTCAGAATTGGCGACAAAAATTGGGTCTGCATTTTTGCCAGTGATTTCTTCATTTGTTGAAAACATCACGCCGGTCATTTATAGCATCACAAAATGGGTGGAAACTAACCCGCAAATTATGGACTGGGTCTTGACGATTGGTGGCGGTATTGCTGCGGTTGTGGGCGGTTTATTAACGCTTCACTCAGCGTTTTCTTTTGTGGCGGCTGGATTATTGCCGTTTATTAAAGCGGGGAAATTCCTGGGCAGCTTCTTAGGGAAAATTTTATTTTCAGCAATCAGCAAACTATCACTTGGGCTTGGTTATTTAATAGGCTACGTGATAAAAGGTGCGATGATGTTTGGAAAAGCGATCCTGATTATGAGCCGTGCTTTGCTTACCAACCCAATTGGGTTAATCATTACGGGGATTGCGGTTGCGGCGTATTTGATTTATGAGAATTGGGCGAAAGTTGGACCATGGTTTACTGAATTGTGGGGCAAGGTTTCCGGGGTATTTTCTAACGCCTGGAACGGTATCACAAATTTCTGCTCAACTGCCTGGACAAATATCAGCAATTTCTTCACATCCGGCATCGGCAATATCACATCGACCATTCTAAGCTGGTCGCCTTTGGCTTTATTTCAGCAAGTCTTTTCTTCTGTTCTTTCCTGGTTCGGAATTGATGTGCCGGCTAAGTTTATGGATTTTGGCAGAAATATGATAGACGGATTAGTGAACGGTATTAAAAACGCCTGGGAAGAAGCGAAAAAAATCGTTTCCGATTTAGGCGACGGCATTAAGGGGTGGTTTGCCGAAAAGCTGGGTATTCATTCGCCAAGCCGAGTTTTTAAAGGCTATGGTGTGAATGTTGTGGAGGGGCTAGCGATTGGGATGGATAAATCAACATCCATCGCAGAAGCTGCGTCAGATAACCTTGCAGGGGCTGTAGGGCTAAATGGTGTGACCCATAACACTGGCGCTCTTGCCAATTATCAGCCGCTTAATCGCGCGGATATCATGCCGCAAACCACCGGGGCGGCCAATAGTGTGGTGGTTAATTTTAACCCGACAATCAACGTCAATGGCGGCTCAAATAGTGACGGAAACGGCGTTTTAAACCAGGTTCAACAAGGCTTAAAGATGAGTTTAAGCGAATTCGAAATAATGTTGAAGCGCGTGTTAGACCAACAACAACGGAGAGCATATTAATGTACTTTATGTTAGGAAGTGTGGCATTTGAGCCTGTTGATTTAACTGACTTTAATGAAACCCATGCCGCAGATTTTGCAGAACATGCTGTGTTAAAAGGAAAACCCCGCTTGCAAGCTATGGGCGAGAAGCTCACCGAGCTTAATTTTGCGATTCGCTTGCATCATACGCTTGGCGGGGTTGAGCGCCGCTACCAGGAGTTGTTGGGGGCAAAATCAAAACAAGCCGCGCTGCCATTGATTATTGGTCGCGGGAAGTATAAGGGCAATTTTGTGATCACCGATATATCATCGATCACCTTGTTTACAGATAAGTTCGGGAACGCCCTATGCCGCGAGATGAACATTAGCTTAAAGGAATTTATAGGCGATATTGAAGAGACCCCATTAGGCGCAGCATTAAATATTGGTGGAGGCTCTTTACTTGGGTCTATGTTGCCGCCAGCATTTATGGCTGGTTTTAACGGAGTAAAAGGGATGCTCGAAAAAGGCATTGCGGTTTATAAAAAAGCTATGGTTGTGGTAAATGACGTCAGAGAAACCGTGCAGACAGTTAGACAGCTAGCCAATGATCCTCTGGCTGCTATATCTTACTTGCCTGGGGTATTAGGTAATCTAGATGCGGCTTTAGGTGGATTTGGAGAAGTGACAGGTCTAAGTAAAGCATTTGAAGGTGTTCGATTTGGATTGTCTGCGCTCGGGGATATGAGCGAAGAAGTACAGGTTTTTTCCAATGACGTGTCGGCTATGATGAACGAAATTGAAACCATGAGAAATGAGTTCAGCGAAATGGGTGAAGGTTCTGATTGGAGCGTTTTTGGCACAAAAGCAGATAGCCATTTTGATGTTTATGATGATCTCAGCGTTCAAGCAGACGAACGGGCGGCTAGAATGACAGCCTGGATAGTATTGAGAGAAGATGAGGACGTAATTGATGACACAACAGACCGTACTTAAACATACCGTAAAACAAGGCGAGCGTTGGGATAACCTTGCCTATTACTATTATGGAAACGCATTGGACTTTGAACGCATTATTAATGCTAACCCGCACATAGGGCTGTGCGAAGTGCTGCCAACAGGGGCAACGGTTTATATCCCCGTGCTAAATATCAAACCTACAAATAATGAATCAATGCCACCGTGGTTAAGAGGTAATAATGAATAGTAACATCCCAACCCCTGACTTTTCCATTTTATACGAAAAAACCAATATTACTGCTGACATTGAACCCCACTTAATTGAGCTTGCCTACACCGATAACCTTGAGGGTGAGTCAGACGAGCTAACGCTAACGTTTGAGGATATTAGCGGGAAATGGGTGCGCCAGTGGTATCCAACGCAAGGGGATAAATTAAAAGCGGCCATTGGTTACAAAGGGGCGCAGCTGGCTGATATTGGGGCGTTTGAAATTGACGAGGTGGAATATAACTACCGACCTTCGTATATTCAAATCAAGGCGTTGAGTACAGGTATTGGAAAGGCAAATCGGACATTAACGCCTAAATCTTATGAAAACACAACGCTCAAGCAAATAGCGGGCATTATTGCGGAAAAATTAAAATTAAAAATGGTCGGGGTAATTAAGCCCATTCCGATTAAACGAGTGACGCAATATCAAGAGCGCGATGTTGAGTTTTTGGCAAGATTGGCAAGAGAATATCATCACAGCTTTAAGATAGTGAGCGATCAGCTTGTGTTCACAGATAAAGACGAGCTAGGCAAAGAAGAAGCCGTGGCGGCGCTTGAAGAGCGAGATACGATATCGATTACCTTACGAGATAGAATCAAGGATACGGCCAAAGAAGTTGATGTGAGTGGATATGATGCTACAGGGAAAAAAGTCATCAAGAAGCGTAAAAAAGCAAAGCCGTTGCGCGAAAAGATGAAGCAAGCCCAGTCGGCAAGCGGGGACACATTGAAGATTGTTACCCGTGGGGAAACCCAGGAGCAGATTGACGCACGTGCTGATGCCGCGTTGGCAGAGCAAAATGAAGACCAAACGGCAGGAAATATCATGCTGGTTGGCAATCCTAAGCTCGTGGCCGGCAGCACAATATTACTGCGTAATCTTGGCATTTTTAGCGGCAAATATTTAATAAAATCATCCAAACATAGCATCACCCGTGGCGGTGGCTATACCACAAGTATTGATGTGCGTATGGTGGAGTTTGTCCCGGATGATTTGCTTAACACTGGTGCATTAACTGAAAATCAAACGAGGGAATAAATGAACACGCATAATTTTGGTGCAACCTATCAAGAAGGCATTGTGTCCGCCGTTGACCCAGCAAGCCATAAAGTGCGGTGCAAAATTCCTGCGCTTGAAGACTTGGAAACCGCGTGGCTTTCGTATCTCACACCTAACGCAGGCGGGAACCAGTTTTATTGCCTGCCGGACGTGGGGGAATTGGTCGCATTACTCCTCGATGCGCGAGGTGAAGGTGGTTGCGTCTTAGGCGCAATCTACAACACGCAAGACCCGACACCGACGGGCGACAGTAACATTTGGATGAAGAAATTTTCTAACGGCACGGTAATTAAGCACGACCGCAAAAGTGGCAACGTCGAAGTGTCTGCCGTGGGTGATGTTCTGATTAAGTCACCTTCGAAAGTCACCATTGATTGCCCTGAAACCGAAACTACCGGCAATCTGCTGGTGAGTGGCTCCTTAACCTATATGAAAGGCATGACAGGTAACGGCGGAGGCTCCGGTGCGACGGCAACCATTAACGGGTCGTTAGAAACCAAGGGCGGTGATGTGAAAGCCGACAATATCAGTCTGAAACAACATAAGCACACTGAACAAGGCGATGGCAAACATACCTCCGCCGCGCAGTCATAATCTTTAAATCAGTTTAAAATCCAGCCCTCTTATAGCCTTGTATCATCAAGGCTATGAACACACAAAACACACTCCTCACAACACACTGGCAACTTGCACCAAGTTTTGATTCTCAAGCGGTGCAAGGTGTTGATGACATTCATCAGTGCATTGACCATATTCTTTCCACGATGAAAGGAACAGATGTGTTGCGTCCTGAATTCGGCTCCGATCACTTTCAATATATCGACCAGCCCGAAGACATTGCCATTCCCAACATCGTGCGGGAAATCACACTTGCTCTGCAACGTTGGGAAAAACGCATCAACATTGATTCAGTGGACGTTGATGGCATGGCTCCGCACTTTGAATTTGTGATTTATTGGTCACTTACCGAGGATGTGTATCGCGAAATTTACGTCACGAGGGTCGCCAAATGAATAGATATGATGTGAAAGTCGTTGATGACAACGTAGAAAGCATTTTGCGCGACGCTATTGCGCAGTATGAAAAACGTACCGGCAAAATCTTACAACCAGCACACATTGAACGTTTACTTATCAACGTGTATGCACTGCGTGAGAGCCTAGCGCGCCAAGGTATTAACGAAGCCTTTCGCCAAACATTTCCACAATACGCCACGGGACTTGCTTTGGATTTATGCGGCGAAACTTTTGGTTGCTATCGTTTGCTGGATAAACCAGCTCGCACGATTCTACGATTTAGTATTAAAGGTGATCACCCGTCCGTTTTAATCCCGAAAGGCACGCGCGTTGCCGTTAGCGATGAAATCGAATTTATTACACTGAATGATGATGTGATTACACCGCTTATCGCTTACGTCGAAATTGAAGCTGCTTGCAATAAAGCCGGTACTGCTGGCAATGGTTG